GAAGAACCAGCTGAAGATGAAGGAGGAAGTTCCCCCAATCGCGAAACCACTACAACCAATCTTGGTTAGGAGTGACGAATACATATTCAAGTTTGGCGGTCTTGGTATATATTTACTAGACATGTTACTTGAATGGTGTCCACCTTACTACTACGTGCATGCTAAGAAAAGCATAGCAGAAATGATGGATTGGTTCGCGAAGTGGGATCCACAAGATTCGACATATCTGTCCTTGGATATTAAAGGTTTTGATGGAACACAGCGAGGTGCGGCGTTGGAGTTGGAAAGGCAATGGATGACATGTTTCAACGTACCTGAGGACTTAGTAGACGCATATGTGCATGACAAGTTAGATGCACATACAAAAACGATACATTTGGGGTTGATGAGATTAAGTGGAGAAATCTTCACTTTCTTTTTCAATACTGTTTTCATGTCAGCGAGAACAGTAACCAAATATCGTATTGAAGCCGGAGATCCAATGGCAGGTTCAGGAGACGACATTGAGTTATTTGCCGATTACCAAATTCGACAAGAATGGACGACATGGTCTAGGTATGACATCTGCGAGGAGAAGCGAGAGCTGAGTGCAACGGGAGACTTTTGTTCGTGGATGATAAAGAATGGTAGGGTTGTGAAAAACCCGAAAATTCTTTTCATGCGAATGAAAGCTGCAGTGAGTAGAGGCAAGTTACACGACGTGATCGATGGCTACTTCTTGGAATTCCTTACGCTTTACGCACAAGGCGATAAGCTGTATGAAATTCTAGACGAAGAACATTTGGATTACGCCAGTTATTTGAACCAATGGATGCATAACCTTCATAGATGGGAAGGTTTGCGTGGTCATGTTGACTTTTCCAAGGTCGATGCAATGACTAGGATGGTAGACCCAGAAAGGCTACATCAATTCATTGTGGGGATAGGAGCAATCTTGACAGATACTTTGCCAGAATGGCCAGAGCAAGTGAACATAGCGCCAAGGAATAATTTTGGGGCCGTGTTTGCTTTGTCTGATTATTGACGCAAAGGAATGCCTAATCTGCAAAGTTGTGAATATCTTGATGCCGAACGTTGACATACCGATTGGATTGAATCTGGGCGCTGCAGGGAGCACGGATGAGGTAGTGAAGACCGCTGACGAAGTCAGCACTGTGACTGTCGTCATCGGTGGAGCTCATGAAGTTGAGGTTTGCAAGGCTATTGACCAAATTCCTGAGATCAAGAAGTTGATCACACAAGTACATGGCGCAGTTTCAATTGAGAACATTACTGTACGTTGGCAGCCGATTGCATCGAAGGCGCAAATCGCTTTCTTGTTGACCAAGACAGGAAGTGCAACCACCAAGAGCACGTATATGCAAAAACCAAATGCAGGAGGAGCCGTAGCTACATCTTACAATTGTGGCGAATGGCGTACTTTCAATTTGGTAATTCCGGATGGCTTGGCAAAGCAGCTTTCCCCTGTTTCAGGGGTTTATCCGGGCATGGAAATGTTTTTGTATGCCACTGGCGATGCAGTTTGGGCAGTCGATTTTGAAATAAAGTGCCATGGTCGGCGTTTCATTTACGGAGAGGGTTTTTAGATGAGGAGCGCACTGGAGATAGTGGCTCCGATTCCGAAGACCAAGATGATGATGATCCAAATTCAGATGATGATACCGAACTCGAAAGAGTAGTCGAAAATCATTTGAGTGTAGCCGAATCAACGACTGAAGATCCAATTATGCAAGAATTGAACCATTTGACTGAACTGACTGATCAAAATTATCTCCACCACATTTCTGTGACGAAAGACTATTTCAAAGAGCCTATTCAACTTGACGAGGATCAAAATGGTACTCAGCGACAATTGCTGAAGTATACAGTTGATCAAAGTAAGATTGTAGTGTTTGAAAAGCAAATCTATACAGAAGGCAAATGGTTGAAGACCAATTGCACCTGTACTGAAAAATACTATGATTTGAATACGATTGAAGTAATCGATGCAGAAATTATGCGAAGCAACAGAATGCGTTATGGAACACTCTATATACGCATTAAAGTATGCAATTTCTCGAATAAGCGATGTTAGTAAAAA